GAAGAAGGAAGCAAAGACCGAAGTCAAGGCCGAAACCAAGCCGAAAGAAGCCAAGCCCAAAGAGAAGGAAGCGCCAGCCAAACCTGCCGCTCCCGATCCGTGGGAAGGCGTTCAGCCGGCAGTCCGCAAAACGCTCGAAGAAATCTCCTCGAAGATCGCCAATACCGAGAACCTTGCCAAAGCAGCGGTCGGCCGGGTGGGCGCATTGCAGGCGGCAATGGACGCGGCGAAAGCTGCCTCCAAAGCCGGAGTAGATGCCCCCACCAAGGAACAGATCGCGGTGGCAGCGGCTACCACGGAGAAGTGGGGGAAGTTGAAGGAAGATTTCCCCGAGTGGGCAGGCGCAATGGACGAGCGATTTGCTGCCGAAAGGGCGCAGATCGAAGCGACCATCAAGGCGATCCCTCCAGCGGTAGATGTCGCTGGCTTGAAGAAGGACGTAACCGGAGGCGTGCAGAAGGCCCTCAATGAGGGTATGGACGCCGCCGAGGAACGCGCATTCCTTCGGCTCAAGCACCCGAACTGGAAGAAGACGGTGAAAACGCAGGAGTTCTCAGCCTGGCTGAATGCCCAGCCCGATAACGTCCAGAGACTCGCCTACAGTCCCTATGCGGACGACGCCATCCAGGTATTCGACTCCTACCAAGGAACTTCCAAAGCAACAGCCGAAGCGGAAGCAACAGCCGAAGCGGAAGCAACAGCCGAAGCGGCAACGGCGGAGAAAGAGAAAGAAAACAAGGACCGGCTTGCGGCAGCGGTGCAGCCTAAGGGCTCCACACGCGCGGCGCCGGCAACAGTAACCGAAGAAGATGCCTTCGTTCAGGGATTCAACAACGCCCTGGGAGGCTAACGGAGAAAGGCCATGACGCAATTCACTTACACTACCCCGGAGGCCCGAATTGGGAAACTGAAGGGGGAAATCCTTCGCCACGCGATGCCCCTGGAAGTGCTGGGCATGACGGGGATGCAAAAAAGAATGCCCAAAAACCAGTCCGATACGGTTGTGTTCCGGCGCTGGCTCCCCTACGGCGGGACGACAACGAGCGCGAACACCATCAACCGCTGGGTTGTGACGGCAACCGCGCATCAGATCAGCGAAGGCGTGACGCCAACTGCGGACAGTTTGACCCCGCAAGACACGACCGCGGTGATGCTGCAATACGGCGCCATGTATCAGTACACCGACAAGACCGCCGATCTCTACGAGGACGATGTTCCGCCCGAGATGAAAAAACAGGTCGGCGAACGTCTGGGTCTGGTGCGGGAACTGGTGCGCTACGCGGCCTATAAGGCTGGAACCAACGCTTTCTATGCTGGCGGGACGACTCGCGCCACCACGGACGAGAAGATCTCCCTGAAACTCCTGCGGCGTGTGGCGCGCAATCTGCAATCCAATCATGCCAAGGAAATCACCGGGGTTCTTGCGGCCAGTCCGAACTACGCCACGACTCCGGTCGAGGCCGGCTACGTCGTGTATGTGCATACCGATGCGGCATCGGACATCCGCGACTTGCAGGGCTTCAAGCACGTCAGCGAGTACGGCCAGCGCAAGCCCATCAGCCCGAGAGAATTGGGGTCGGTGGACGAGTTCCGGTTTATCACCAGCCCGGAACTGGCCTCCTACGCGGACGTGGGCGGCATCAACACGGCGCTATACGCGACAACCAGTTCCGCTTCCAACATCGACGTGTATCCGTTCATCGTGGTTGGCGAAGACGCATGGGGTCAAGTAGCCCTGCGCGGCGTCGACTCGATGGACGCATGGCACATCCCCACGGGGCAGCGCGACAAGAGCGATCCGGGCGGACAACGCGGCTACGTCGGCGCGCTGTACTGGCACGTTGCCGTCATTCTGAACCAGGGGTGGATGGCGGTGATCGAGGCCGGGATAACCGATCTCGCGGTGTAATCGTACTCAGTAATCAGTTGAAGGGGGCTACGGCCCCTTTCCTTTTTCCAAGGAGAAATTCAGATGTCTACCGACAAACTGCAAGATCGCGGAATCACCGCAGCGTTTTCCAGCGGCCTTTTGACCGCAACGGGGGCCGAAACTGTCTACGATACGACCGTCACCATCCAGTTCGCCATCAAGGGCAAGATGGGCACCGCTCTGACGGCAGTCACGGACGGTGTTACGGAGACTACCGGAAATACCAGCGCCGCCGGTATCACGTTGACGGCCAACAAAGGCCGCGTCGTGGTCTGGGGGGTGATTGCCGCGGGCACGGTCAAGGTCGAAGAAGGCCCGATCGCGTCCCTGGACTCGGCTGGGAACTTCATCGACGCGCCGCAATTCCCGTCCATCCCCGATGCGTTCTGCCCGTTTGCCTACCAAGTCATCAAGGCAGACAGCACTACCGTCGGAACATGGGACTTCGGCACGGACAACTGGAACGCAACCGGCGTGACGAATGTCATCGTCAATGTGTCGCAACTTCCAGACCGTCCGCAAATCGCGTAATCGTACTCAGTAATCAGTTGAGAGCCCCCGTAAGGGGGTTCTCCTTTTCAGGAGAACAAAATGGCTGTAGTTCAAAACACAGATCAATTCCTGGCAAAACTGCCGGACAAACGGGTTTCGATCATCTTGAGAAAGGTGTTCGATACTCACTTGCGCGATCCCGCTTCCATGGGGCTTCGCGGGGCCGGCGAGATTGCCACGAATACGGCGGTCGGCGCCAATACGCTCGATGTCAACACCACGGGCTCGAATAACGCCGCGTTCGGCTATCAAGCCCTCGATGTGAATACCACGGGCGGATCGAATGCCGCCATGGGTTCCGGGGCCTTGGGAGCCAATACAACGGCGTCCAACAACACCGCATTCGGTAAAGACGCGCTTCTGGTGAATACCACGGGAGCGGGAAATACCGCCATGGGCAAGGGTGCCATGGATGCCAATACAACGGGGACAACCTCCGTAGGTGTCGGGCTTGACGCCCTTGGTGGAAACACCATCGGTACAGCCAACACCGCTGTAGGTTCTTCGGCGCTGAAGGCGAATACCACCGGCATCAACAATACCGCTGTCGGCAAAGACGCTCTGGCGCTCAACACCATCGCTACAGGCAACACGATGGTCGGCTCCTTGGCGGGCGATGCGGTCACAACCGGGTCGAACAACACCGGGGTTGGCTTGAACGCGATGGGAGCGGAAACAACCGGGGCGAACAACGTCGCGGTCGGTAAAGACGCCCTGCTCGTTGCGGCCGGAGGTACGGGTAATACCGCGGTCGGTACGACTGCGATGGACGCCCTCTCTACCGGGACGAACAACACGGCAATGGGGCTCGATGCTCTCGGTGCTGTGACGACGGGCGGATCAAACGTCGCTATCGGTAAAGACGCCATGCTGCTCAATACAACCGGCGGCAGCAATACCGCAGTCGGAACCTCGGCGATGGACGCGAACACGACCGGAACAACGTGCGTGGCCGTGGGCCTTGACGCCTTGGGTGGGAATACGATTGGCACGGCGAATACCGGGGTGGGCAGTTCGGCCCTCAAAGCCAACACAACCGGGGTGAACAACACGGCTGTCGGGAAAGATGCGTTGCTTCTGGCGACCATCGGAACCGCCAATACCGCAGTGGGTTCACTGGCTCTTGACGCCAATACCACTGGCGACAACAACACGGCTGTTGGCCTGGATTCTCTCGGCGGGACGACCATCGGAACGGCGAATACAGCGGTCGGCGTTTCCTCCCTGAAAGCCAATACCACGGGCATTAACAACACGGCGGTAGGTAAGGATGCCCTGATTCTCGCCACCATCGGTACGGGGAACACGGCTGTCGGGTCTTTGGCGATGGACGCCACGACGACGGGAGACCTCAATACCGCTGTCGGCCTGAATGCTTTGGGTGCCCTGACTATCGGAACCTCGAACGTGGCCGTCGGGAAGGATGCTTTGTTGGTCAGCGTTACCGGCATCCAGAACGTCGCAGTCGGGGCCACGGCAGCCGACGGAACCTCCGCGCAAGACATCACGGCAGTCGGCTTCAATGCCCTCGGCGCGGTCACTACGGGGGCGCAGAACACCGGCCTCGGGTCTGGGGCTGGCATTACCTGCACTACCGGCGTGAACAACACTTGCGTCGGGTTCGGGGCGGACGTGTCGGCGGCAGGCATTTCGAACGAGGTAACTCTGGGTAACTCCAGCGTGACCGCGCTTCGCTGCGCCGTGACAACCATCACCGCGATCTCGGACATCAGGGACAAGACCGACGTTCAGCCGCTCGATATCGGGCTGGACTTCATCAAGGCTCTGAATCCGATCAAGTGGAAGTGGAACATGCGCGACGGGCGCCCAATGCCGGGAACAGTAGCGGCTGGATTCTCTGCGCAAGAACTGCTCGAAGTAGAGCGCAAGTTCAAGGCAGAGAAACTGATCGGTTCGGTCAACGCCGACAACGAAAACCGGCTTGAAGCGGCTCCGATTCGGATGCTGCCCGCGCTGGTCAAAGCGGTGCAAGAACTGGCCGAGCAAGTTGCGACGCTCCAAGCGGCACGCGCGTAAGCGTAAAAACCCCCGGCCGAAAGGCCGGGGGAACCTACAAGGAAAACTTGTGAGACGGATACTGATTGGAACGCCAGCACACGACGGCCGCGTAGACGTGTGGTTCACCAAGAGCCTCGTTCAAACGTCAAGGCTCTGTATGGAAGCAGGCATTTACCAGAGAGAAGTGTTTCTCTCCTACGATTCGATCATCCACAATGCGCGGAATGACATTCTGCGCCTTGCAATAGAGCACGATTTTGACGATCTCATCTATATCGACGGAGATCAGGAGTGGCAACCGGAGTGGGTGTTGAAGTTGCTCGCTTTCCCGGTTGATGTAGTCGGCGGCGCGGTGAGGAAAAAGACCGATGATGCCGAACTGTACAACGTCAAACATCCCGATGCAGACATTCCGGTAGACCCACAGACCGGCTTGTTGATGCCGGAAGCCCTGGGAACGGGGTTCCTGCGGCTTTCAAAAAAAGCAATGAGGGCGCTGTGGGACGCATCCGATCCCTATCAGGTTCTCGGTGCGCCGTTGTCAAGGTGGGTGTTCGATATCCGCCCAGTAGATGGGTTGCTTCAGGGCGAGGATGTGTGGCTTTGCCGGAAACTCAGAGCTTTGGGGTTCCAGATTCATCTGGACCAGACGATTACCTGCGGCCACATCGGGGCGAAAAAGTTCAACGGAAACTTCGCCAACTGGCTTGAGCGGGCGAAGGCGGCAAAACCGAAGGCGGCAAAACCAAAGGAAGAAGTCCCCGTTCAGAAAGTGGAAGAACGGCAGCTTCCAGAGGGACTATGGCTTCTACCTTCCCGCAACCGCATCGCCATGCTGGATCGTTTCTTCCAGGCAGCCATTAAGGCACGCACGAATACCCGTGGTGTGGTTCTCGTCCAAGAGGACGAATTGAAGGCCAATCTTGCCGAGTACGAAAAGCTCGTCAAGCCGGAGGGCTGGTGGATTCAAGCCACCGCCGCGGACGGCATGGTGGCGAAGATCCATGAGGCAGAACCTTTTTACATGGGCCTCCAGTGGGCCGGAATCCTGTGCGACGACCATGTTCCTGAAACGTGGTTCTGGGACCGGATGCTGGTTACGGCCGCCAAACAGACAGGTAAGTTGGTCTATTGCGATGACGGCTCGAATCAGAGAGCGGATCGCATCTGCGGAGGAGTGGTAATTCCTATTACGCTTGTCCGTGCAATGGGCGGCCACATATTCCCTCTCGGGTTCAACCATCTCTGCACGGATGACGTACTGGAGGCGCTGAACCTGGAAACAGGATTTGCCGTTCGCGTTGCCGGGGTCATGGTGCGCCACCTTCATCCGTGGGTCACAGGTGTATTCGACGAAACCCACAAGAAAGCCTACTCGGAAGAAAACCAGAAGCACGATATCGAAGCACTCAAGCGATGGGCGGCCGAAGAAAAACCTAAAGCCGTTGAAGCTGTTAAGAAATACTTATCAACTCGCCCCTGATGGGGCATTCACGGAGGCAATATGCCTGAACTCGCAACAACCGAAACGACACCCGCAGTCACCCCCCAAGTACGCAGACGCGGCCGTCCTCGCAGGGAGATTGACACCCGCGGCATGGAAACGCAGAAGCGAAACGCGGTTATCGCCGTAGAAGGTCCGGCCAGCATCGACGTTGAGCCGTTTGAGGTTATTCAAGGGCCGAAAGCGATGAGCAAGGCCGCGCTGCTTGCGGCGGCAGAAGAAGAGCTGATTATCATCATCCATGCCTCGATGGAGAGGAACCCGGAAGACCCTGTTCCTGTCGGCGTTGGCGGGCGTATGTGTTATATCTGGCGCAACAAGAAGTCTATCGTCAAGCGCAAGTACGTGGAGAAACTTGCTAGGGCGAAATCCGGCAACATCCATCAGGACGTAACGAATCAGACAGACCCGTTGAAGTTCAACTCCCTCACCATTACCCAGGGCCAGAAATATCCCTTCAGTGTTCTGGAGGATCCAAACCCGAAGTACGGGCTGCCGTGGCTTGAAAAGATCATGGCTGAGGCATGACCACTTTTCTCAACTTGGCGAAACAGGTCCGGCAAGAAAGTGAGATTGCCGGAACCGGCCCGACTGCTGTTACCTCGCAGACTGGCCAACTCAAGCGCGTTGTCGATTGGACGGCGAGCGCTTGGAAGGACATCCAGCTTCGGCATCACAACTGGCGTTTCATGCGTCATAGCTTCACGGTCAGCACTGTGGCGAGCGACGATACCTACGCCAGCGCCGACTGTACCGACAGCACCACGGCCGCGGCGATCGCCCGCTTCTCCCGCTGGTGGGTGGATGACTTAGAGGACAGGCCGAAATGCTACCTGTCCTCCGGCGGGGTAGGTGGCGAGTATTGGCTGATCTACATTCCTTGGGAGCAGTTCAAGGTGCTCTACAAGAAAGGCACGCAGAACAACGGGCAACCGATTCACATCACCGTCGACAACGCCGAGAACATTGTCTTGGGACCGAAGCCGGATGCTGTCTATGTGGTTTCTGGAGACTTCCAACGCGGGGTTCAAGTGCTTGCCGCTGACGGAGATATTCCAGACATGCCTACCAACTACCATGACCTGATCGTCTATCGGGCGATAGAGAAGTACGGGGCGAATTCCGTTGCTCCTGAGATTTTCAACCGGGCGCGACTCGAGGGCAATCGCATTATGCGAGCACTGGAATTGAGCCAGCTTCCGCGTATGCGCTTCGGGGCGCCACTGGCCTAACACCATGGGACTTGCCGACGCCGTTTCCCAAGCCCTGCGCTCGGTCAGGGTAGAGACAGACTACATCGCCCTTGCCGGAGGGTTGGACGAGGTAACATCGCCGCTTTCCAGAAGCCCAGGGTCTTGCAAACTCGCACAGAATTTCGAGTGCGTCGCACCGGCAAGACCAGGACTTCCGGGGGGCTATCGGAGGATTCCAGGATACGAGGCATATGACGGGCAGGCCAGGCCGTCATCGGCTTCCTACGCCATCATCACGGCAACGATCACGGGATCTCCGGCCCTTGGCGACACCATTACCGGGGTAACTTCAACGGCTACCGGGGTTGTTATTGCGCTTCCTGGGAGCGCCTTTGTCGTAACTAAGGTCGCCGGAACGTGGCAGAGCGGGGAAGTGGTCAATATCTCCGGTTCCCCCGTGGCGACAACTACCAGTGTGGCGGTAACGAGCGGGGCTTCGACACAAGCTCTGCACGCCACCTACAACAATCTGGCCGCCGATAAGTACCGCGCAGACATCGCTGCAGTCCCCGGCTCTGGGGTAATTCGCGGCATTTATTTGTTCAACGACATTCTCTACGCCTTTCGGGATAACGCTGGCGGAACAGCCTGCGATCTGTACAAGAGTTCTTCTTCCGGGTGGACTCAGGTCGCGTTTGAGAAACAAGTCACTTATACCTCCGGCAGCGGGGCCGCGCTTGCCGATGGCGGGACGTTGACTCAAGGCGGCGTTACAGCAACCATCAGGCGGGTGCTGGTGCGCACCGGAACGCTTGCGGCTGGAACTGCGGTTGGTTCTATAGTCATAGCGGCGCCATCGGGGGGAAATTTCGCCGCTGGTGCGGCCACAGTCGGGGCGGCCTCGCTCACCCTTGACGGCGCGCAGGCTGCCATCACGCTGACCGCTGGCGGGCGCTTTGAATTCATTACGGAGAACTTTGGCGGGGCCATCACCGCAAAGCGCATGTATGGATGTGATGGTGTAAGCAAGGCGTTCGAGTTCGATGGCAACTACTTCGTCCCCATTCCTACGGGGATGACCGCCGACACGCCGACATTCATCATCGCACACCGCAAACATCTGTTTTTGGCCTTTGCCGGCGGTTCGGTGCAGCATTCCTCGATCGGCGCTCCCTATACCTGGAGCCCGGTAACGGGGGCATCCGAGATCGCCATGGGCAACACCGTTACCGGATTCGCTCGTCAGCCAGGTTCCGCATCCGTAGGCGCGTTGGCGATTTTTACCCGCAACCGGCTCTCAATTCTCTACGGCACCAGTTCCTCGGATTGGGTGCTTGTACCGTACCGCGAGGAAATAGGGGCATATCCCTACAGCATTCAGGATGTCGGTTTCACGATGTACCTGGATGATCGCGGCATCTCGGATATTCAGACCTCACAAGCCTTCGGCAACTTCAGCAACGCGGCGATTTCCGACCAAATAAAGACTACGCTTAATTCCTGGCGGTTGCTCGCTGTTGCATCCTGTATTTCCCGAGACCTAAGTCAGTACCGCCTTTTCTTCTCGAATAAGCAGGCAATCTACGTCACACTGTCCAAGGGCAAGATCATCGGCATGATGCCGATGCTTTTTGTTGACAACGTGCGCTGCTGTGTTTCTGGGGAGATGGCAAGCGGGGCTGAGGTCATGTACTTCGGCTCGGATTCGGGCTGGGTATTCCAGATGGACAAGGGCACCAGCTTCGATGGCGATGCAATCGCCTATCACATCGAGCTTGCCTACAACTTCCAGAAAAGCCCGATGGTGAACAAGCGTTACCACGACGCCATGCTGGAAATGTCCGGC